GTTCTTCCTAGCTCTGCCACGATGCCAGCGGATTCTTGGAGTATAACAAACGGAAACATCCACGGCTTTGTATTACACTAAAGGAGAAATTTATTGTCTTTGCTCGATCAGTATATTGTAGAGGTTAACGATCTTCGAACAGCACCAAGGTTTACGGTTTACAAAGTAGACTGCAGTAGCCCCGTAGATACTTCAAGCTTGCTGAAAGTCACCAGTGGCAGCAGCGTCTCTATCCAAGAAACAGAACCCAACGGTGTATCAACCTTTACCCTTAGCGTCTCCGAACCTTAAGAGGACTCTTGCAAAACAACGGGCAGACCGTAGAAGTACCGAATAAATCCGAACTCATCCAGGCGGCTCAGAATCCCCCTCAGCCGCCGGATGCTAAGACACTTGTGCCTTTGTCGCCGCTCCCACCCGAGGTCTCGGCAAAGCTGCTTGAACTTGTGCCTAAGCATCTGCGGCGAATGCGGAACTTCCGCCGCCAGTTCGACCAACGGTGGATTCAGTTCTACCGACAGTATCTCTCTGTCCGCGATCAGCAACTTTATCCGGACAACATCACGCGCCGCAGCAACACTACTGTACCGTACCCGCTCTCAAACGTGGAAACCGTGGTCAGTCGTACGTTGGACGCTTTTTTCTCGTTCATGCCTTGGTTCGACTGTAAGGGGCATGTTATGGCTGACGACGCAGCCAGCGAGATGATGCAGATCGTAATGGAGAAGAAGCTGGCGCTGGGCAAGCTCATCCAAGCCGTCGAGACCCATATTCGAAACATCTGCATCTATGGGTTCGCGGCCCTGAAGGTCGATTGGGACTTCGGGTATGACCATATCGTATCCGCCCAAGAAATTCATGCCCAGCAGATGACTCCTCAGGGGCCACAGCCCATCATCAACCCCATGACCGGGCAGCCGATTGTGATCGGTTATCAGCCTGTTGATGTTAAGGTTCCTCGGAACTGTCCTCGCTTTACGGCGATGGATATTTTCGACACCCTAATTGATCCCGATGGCAATTACTTTGCTCATGTCTCCGAGCGGCCTTTCAGCGAAATCAAGCGCGAAATGGAGATGAACCCGAACTTATACTATCCCGAGGCCATCGCGGAGATCGAGAAGAACATCAACCTCAGCCAAGAAGACTCCAACGCGGTGCTGATCCGCATGGCGGAGTTCTGGGACGAGATCCAAAACACCCGAACAATAATCACCTACGGCGAAGACGCCGATGCCATTGCTCTCAAAGACCAACGCTTTGCCAATCGTGTTGGAGCCGCCTATCAAGCCTATCGCAGAAAAGTCTACAGTGGCCCGGCGGTGGTACTGTTCCATGGAGAGAATCCCTTCATGCACAAGAAGGCTCCGATTCTCTACACCAGCTACATCAAGCTCCCCAACGAACTCTACGGTATCGGGGCCATCGAAGTCGTAGCGAACCTGAACGAATCCTTGAACAAGTTCGTCAACATGATTGCCGATAACTGGAACCTCGGCATCAACCAGCGGTATGCTTTCGATTCCAATGCCGATATCGACCATACGGCCCTGAATAACGCTAACGTCCCCGGCGGCAAAGTTGCCGTCAACGGCGATCCTACCAAAGTCATCATGCCGCTTCCGACGCACACGCCTGCACCCGAGAGCTTCGGAATCCTCGAAACCTACAAGGGCATGATCGAGATGGGAAGCGGCATCAGCGACTTCTACTCCAAGGGCCTTGGCGCTCCGACTGGCAACCGAACCGCTACCGGCATCAACAGCATCTTGAACGAATCCAACTTCCGCTTCAAGATGTTCATTCGCAACTATGAAGTCGATGTACTTCAGCCGCTCCTGCGGATGGTTGCGATCATGATTCAGCAGTTTGTCACCACCCCCGAGGAAGTCCTGATAACCAAATCGCAGGCTCCCGGAATCCCGAAATACTACCAAGTCCAACCTGAGGAACTCATTGGAGCTTTTGACTTCGATCTTGTGGCTGCTAATTACAGCGAAAACAAGGTTGTCAGGCAGAGAAATATCCTTGCCTTTGCAAACCTTGCAGCCCAAAGTCCGTTCCTCAATGAGTATCCAGCGTTGCTGGAACTGGCCAAACTGTTCGAAATCCGGAACGCAGAGCGTATGCTAAAGACTCCCGAGCAGGTCGCTATGGAGCAGCAAGAAGCCCAGAAGCAGCAGATGGAAATGATGATCTTCGAGAGCATGCTCAATACCGAGAGCAAGGCTCGGTTGTCACAAGCTAAGCCCCAGAACGGCGGCAAAGACCCCAAGACCGGCCGTCCTCGGAGTCCGATGATGCCCGAAGGCAAGATTCCTGGCGCTGGCTTGGAGACCCCGATCCGCGAGTTCGCACAGACTCACGGGCTATCAGGAATGGGTCTCGAAGGGATGAAGCAGTAAATGGCTGAGAGACAGAACAATTCATCAGCGGATAAAACTCCCGTCAGTGAACAAGTTCACGCTAGGCTCTACATCGTCCGACACGGAAGCACGGCGCTCAACTCGACTTCGGGTGAACCCGAACGCTTCCGTGCTTGGGGCGACCCTCCGTTAAACGAGCAAGGCTTCCAAGACGCTCACGAAGCTGGAGCATTCCTTGCAGATAAGGGAATCTCTCACATATTCCACACCGACTTGACCCGAGGCCAGCAAACGGCCCAAGTCATCCATGCCTACACGGGAGCCCCCATGACGCCTGTTCGTGGACTCCGGCCTTGGAATCTTGGCGACCTGACCGGCCAGCCAGTCGAACCGAACCTCGAAACCGTCAAAAGCTATCAAGACAAAACCCCCACCAAGCCTCTCCCCAACGGGGAAAGCTTCAGGGACTTTCAGTCCCGCTGGCATACGACCCTTCATACCCTAGTCAACTACAGTGCTCATCATCAGCAAACAATCGCCTTGGTTACCCACACTCGTAACCTGAACGAACTCAAGTCCCAAGTCGAGGGCAAGCCAATGCAAGTAAAGTCCGAGCAGCCTCCCGGTGGAGTGCTACGAATGGACGTATCCCACGGTCGAGTCAAGCTACACAACGAGGACACCGCCGAAGGAATGAAAGACGAACATAAACCTCAGGAGTAATCAATGCTACCTTCGGTTGAAGCTTTCTTGGCGCTCTGGAACAACCCCTGTGAATTCGTAGAACTCCACGTCGCCGCACATGCGGGATATTTCCTAGCCAGTGTCGTGGTAGAACCTCCCAACATCCCCAAACTAACAATCGACATGCATCCAATCAAAACAGGAGTAGCGTGAAATTCTTTAAAAGGGCAGAACCAGAATTCAAAATAATCGAAGTCGAGAAGATGCAACCTCTGGACGAGACTCCAGAGATGGTAGCTTCGATTGCCAGTCTTCGTTCCCATGCGGGGTTCAACTGGCTAGTACGAAAGCTCAAGCTCCAAGCCGCTCGACTGCGCCATGAACTTGATTCCCGTAAACAAGAAAAACTCGAAGACTATTATTTCCTTCAATCTGGAATCAACTGGTGCAATTGGCTTCAACAGCAAGTTGACTTCGCTAACGAAAAGATTGCTGCGCGGCATGCCACTCCACAAGAGACCGCGCAATTCAAAAACATCGAATCAGTTCTCGAACTGATCGGTCAGCAGTAAAACTCGGTCACAAGCCGAGCATCCCACCCACAAGGTGAAAAACGCAATGCCCAACAACCCTGATGCCAACTCTCTAGCCCGAGCCAGTTCTACGAACTTCCTCGAAAACGCTCCTGGGGGTGACATCCCGTTCGACCAGCTTTTCGGAACCGACCCGGAAGCATCCTTTTCGAGTGCCAATCCCTCAGGTACTCCAGCCGCCCTGGCTCCTGCGACGACAACGCCGCCTGAACCTGCTCAGACAACTGAGAGCTTCAAGGAGATCCGTACCGCGACCGGAAGTGTCTACAAAGCCTACGATGATGTTGTCAAAGGTATCGAGGAAAAAGACACTCTGATCCAGCAGCTCAGAGACAAATTCAAGGCCACCGCAGGCTACGACCCTCTCAAGCAACCCGAGCCCACCCCGCAACAGACTTCGAGCTATCTGAACGATCCCACAAAGTTCGCCACAGACTTGTCCGAAGCCGCCAAAAGCGGAGACGCGAAGAAGTATCGCGATACTCTGGTGGGGCTCATGGAAGAATACTTTGGCCCAGCGCGTCCGCTGATCTCGGATTTCGCGCGGAGTCGTGCTACTCAGCAGGTCTCCAATGAGTTCAAGGAATTCAACCAGTTTGTCGGAGGGGACGATTATAAAGCGGTTCTTCAGCGAAATCCTGCACTAGCACAGGCAATCAAGGTCTCCGAGGAGAACATTGCCTATGCTTCGCAGCTTCCTGAACTCTACCGCCTTGCCTACGAAAGCCACACAGCTCACAAGCTGCCGGAGCTTGTGCAAGCGGCTAAACAGACTCCCGTTGCACCCACCACGTCCGCTCGACCGACAGTACAGAGCACTTCACTTACTCCCGCCGCGCCTGTGACCCACCGCGACGAGAGAGAAATGCTCCGAACCTCCGAAGGGCGAAAGGAAATCCTCGCACGCTATCGCGCACAGGGGATTGAAGACTTCAGGTGGTAAATAGTCTGAATCTATCTAAAGGATTCTTTTAACCAATGTCTGACGTAATTACAGTCACTTCAGGTACGGCCGGTAACTCTGGAAACGTTGCGGCTTCGCTCATCACCTTCCTTGCGGCCCAGTTGCTCGAAGTGGCAGAACTTAACATGGTACTCGATTAACATACTGGTCGAGTCAAAATCTCTTCTAGATATCTTGGAAACCCTCAGTAGAGGGTAATCAGAGGCAAGTAACGTGAACGAAATCGAATTGGCAACCCTCGCGGGGTTTTTCGCAGGAGAAGGTAATATAACAATCTCTGGCGGAAAATGGCCTACACTTTATGCAGCTCTTGGTAACACCGAAAAATTCTGGGTAGAAAAATTTCATCGCCTATTTGGCGGAGCATTCTACATAGAAGAACCTAAATACACCGGCGCAAAGTTTATGTTCCGTTGGCGTGTTACAGGTAAAGGAGCCGAGAACTTCTTAAAGACGATTGCACCTTATCTAATGGGTGAGAAAGCAGATCAACTGAAAGTCGCACTTGAGTTTCAGGCCGTAAAAGGTTGCAAGACTCACTGCGGGACTAGATACACAGATCTCCAGCTTTCCGAAATGGATAAGTTGTATCAACGGATACAGAGCTTACGTCGCACAGCCGCAGAGACTAACCGAAGAGACGCGCATCCCGCGCGAAGTGATAGTCCAATCCTGTAGGTAACTACAGAAGCCGAAGCAGTTCGGCGATAAAGTACCCCTCCCCGCCAACAACTCTCTGACCATCCGGTTCGTTCGTGAAGAGAAATTCAGTGTATCTGCATCTCCGACTCAGCTGACTGAAGGTCTTCCTCCGGACGCGACTGGCATCACTCTTAACCAGTTTCAGGCAGTCATGGAGCAGTACGGCGCTCTGGTGCGTATCAGCGACCTCGCGGAGCTGACCGCCAAGCATCCGATTGTCCAGCGGACAATCTATCTGCTCGGTTTGCAGGCGGCTGAAACCTACGATCAGCTGATCTTCAACGTCCTTAACGCGGCCACCAACGTCTATCGCCCGAACAACCGCGCGAACGATACGAGCCTCATCGGCTCTGACCGTCCGACGTTCTTCGACCTGACCAGCCTTATGGCGCTGCTTCAGGATCAGGGCGGACGCCCGTTTGACGGCGGAACGTATGTGTTTATCACGCCTCCGCAGGTTCACGCGGCTATGCTGCAAGACCCTGACTTCAAGACCTCCGTGCAGTTCGGTGCTCCGGATCGCATGTGGCGAGGTGAAGTCCAGCAGCTTGGCGGGTTCCGCATCGTCCGCACGAACGCTCCCGGGTTCGCGGCCACCTCTCAGGCTGGTGCGGGGCAGTCCAGCAAGGTCTATAGCTCGTTCGCTCTGGCCCGTTATGCGTATCAGATCAGCGACCTGCAGAACCTTCAGCTCTACGTCGTGCAGCCCGGTGGCCAGTTCGATCCGCTGCAGCAGTCCAGAAAGCTCGGTTGGAAGTTCGCTTTCAAGAGCATCATCACCAACCAGAATTGGTTGAGATTGGTTCGCTCTAGCGGATTGAACTCGACGACAAATTGAGTTAAGTCCAAACGTTTCAGCATTCTATTTCGTCTAATTGTTATATGGATGCTCCAATAGAATCTGAAACCCTTAAGTGCAAGCATTGTCAGCGGGTACTGTCACTGGATAACTTTACTAAAAGTTATCACAGAAAGAAAAATCCTAACGGTGCCCGCTGCAAAGTTTGTGTTAAACGCTACAATGCCCTCTGGTATGAATGTAATCGAACAGAAGCTCAGGCTTACATGCGTGAATATCGCAAGTCAGCAAAAGACGCTGTGTTCGAGCATTATGGGCGTAAGTGCCAGTGTTGCGGAGAAACGCAACCGTTGTTTCTGGATATAGATCATATGGACAACGACGGTGCTGAACATAGAAAGAAACATCGCCTAACAGCAGGAACACAATTTTACGTGTGGCTACGTAATAATAATTTCCCTGCGAACTATCAAACGCTGTGTTGTAACTGTAACAGAGCTAAGTTTAGAAACGGGGGTATCTGCCCCCACAAGGAATCTTAATGGCTACCATCTCTAAGAAAGTTCTCGATGAAGTTTCTCCGGTGCTCGAAATCGAAGCAGAAGCTTCTCCCGAGTTTGTCTGGGTTCACATTCCCAGCAGGGATCTGACCGACTACCCGTTCTCTGGAGTCGGGATTAATCTCCAGCACTTCGGCAGCGACCCAGATCGCGGTTGCGATTGTCAGGATTTCCCGCGATGCAAGAAGACTCAGCGGCATAAGGTCTCCCCTGAGACCGCGAGGGAAATCGAGGAGCGGTTGGCGCTCGCCCGAGCAGCCGATCTGCGCATCTACAACAACCGCCGGGACATGAAAGCTCTCATCGAGCTTGCTAAGAACAACCCGACCTACGGTCTCAACATTGCCGAGGCCGACAAGTACGAGCGCGCGCAGTCCAATGGCTAACTTCGAGCTATCTATCGAGAAGACTCTTCGTTGGGAAGGCGGATACAGTTGTAACCCGCACGATCCCGGCGGGGAGACTCTCTTCGGGATTGCTCGAAACCGTCATCCCGAGTGGGATGGTTGGCATCGGGTGGACGAACTCAAGAAGCATTTTACCCCGGATCACTTGACGGGAGTTCTATGCGCTGATGGAGGTTTACTTGAATCCGCGAAGCAATTCTATCAAGAGGAGTTCTGGGATTATGACGAAATCGACTCTCAGCCTGTCGCAGATAAGGTCTTTGACCTTGGCGTTAACGTTGGCCAAGGCCGTGCAGTCCGATGGCTACAGCAGGCCGTGGGCGCAGAGCCTGATGGAAAGTTCGGCCCCAAGACGCTGCTCTTGACCAATACCCTCTCGGCGGAAGCTGTTCTCGACAAACTCCGCTCGCAGGCTAAACAATACTATCTCTCCCTAAACAAGCCAGAGTTTATTCGCGGCTGGCTCCGCAGACTGGAAAGCTAAATGGGCATCAGTATAACCGATATCTTCGGCGGTAGCGTTATCAGCGGCATCAAAGACCTGATCGGCCAGTTCCATGCGTCTCCCGAAGACAAGCTCAAGATGCAGGAACTTCTCGATCAGAACGCCGCCGTGGTCGCTCAGGCGCAGATCGCTTACGATGAGAAGCTCAACGATATCGCGGGCCAGAACATCCGCACCGAGACCTCAAGCGACGACGCCTTCGTACGCCGGGCGCGACCTGCGTTCCTGTGGATCATTTCGCTGGCCATCGGGTTCAATATCTTCCTGCCCCTTATGAGCCAACTCTTCGGGGGCCATCTACAGCCGATTCCCATTGATACCGGGTACATAGGGCTATTCAGCACGGCATTCCTGGGATACACCGCCGCCCGGAGCTACGAGAAAACCAAGGGCGTTTCTTGACATCAGCGAATAAAACTCCCGTCAGGAGCCTTCAGATTAAGCAATACATTGACCAAATCCTTAACCAAGCGACAGGCCAGCCGATTCCGGGGGCTACTGTAACTGTCCGTGTCAAGAACGCGACTCCGGGCACCGGAGCACTCGCCAACATATACAGCGACGACGGGGTTACGCTTATTGCGGGTTCCACGGTTACTGCTGACTCTTCAGGAACCTTTAACTTCTACGCACCTGACGGGCGCTATGACTTAGTGGCCTCGGCATCAGGCGTCTCCAAAACCGTCGGAGACGTGCTCATCCAAGACATAACCGAGGCCAACTCTGGCGACGCTACTACGGTAACCGGCACGCTTAACTACACCACGGCCTTACAGCACAACGGAGTTGCCGTCCAAGCCAGTGACCTGTCCAATGGAGTTACTGGGTCAGGAGCGATAGTCTTAGCTACCTCGCCCACGCTGGTAACCCCGGTTCTCGGCGTAGCAACAGGGACTTCTCTTGCGCTTGGCGGAGGTACTCCGTTAACCACCACCAACCGAACCGGAAGCGGTAATCTGGTACTCGCTACTTCTCCTGCCCTGACCGGCCCAGACATTGGAGTGGCGACCGGAACTTCCCTCGGACTGACTAGCAAGATCGTAACCTACAACAACATTGCCACCGCTAGCAACGGTGTTGCGACTTGCTTCAATTCGGTCGATCTAACCGGGCAATCTGCCAGTATCGGCAGTACGTCAATAATCTCTGGCGGCGCTTCTACCGGCGGCTTTTATCTGGTGACTTTAGTGCTCGCTTGCACAACCGCAGATGCTTCCGGTGCCTCCGTAACAGCAACTATCGGCTGGACAGGAGACAGCGTGGCTAGAACCTTTACAACCTCTGGAGTGGCTTTTGCATCCACGTCCAATGCAGCCTTGATTTCGCTGCCGTTGTTCTCCGATAATTCCGTAAACATCACTTATTCAACTACTGTCTCGGGTGCGCCCACTACAGGCCGCTACTCCCTGCACCTTCGAGGAGTTAAAGTCTAATGTCTATTATCCTCTCTAGTCCGGGTGGCGGTTCTAGCGGTGCTACCTACACAGCTCAAGACATCATCAGCGGTGCCAGTCAAGACCTAAGGAGTCAGCTTGGAACTAACTCTACCATCCTCCTCGACTATGTGGATCGTATCCACAAAGAGATTCTAAGATACTC